GTGCATTTTGAACCTGAAGTCACCTTTCAGGACACTTTTGAAAAACTGGACAACGCGTCGCCAGAAGCTTTGCTGTCCGCACAAGTTGCTACAGAGAAGTGGTTAGCTGATCTAGGTATTGAAGATGACGGGGATGTTGCTGACCAGCAACAGACTCAGGCTGCGCGAAAAGCTTTTAACACGCTGACCACCAATACAGACACCATAGAGCAAAAAGCAACGCTGGCAGAACTCAAAACGCCACAAGCGGTAAGGCATCTGACAGGTATGCTTGCCGCATACGACTGGGCGTTTATAGACATGGCGCAAGAAATCCGTGGGTATACGGTGGCTAAGTTGGTGGAAGAGACCAAGTCCCCCAACGCCAATATCCGGCTTAAAGCGTTGATTGCGCTGGGTAAGGTTACCGAAGTTGGTTTGTTTACAGAACAGATTGAAGTCAAGAAAACTGAAATTTCTGACGCAGAACTGGAGACGCGCATTAAAGACAAGTTGAATCGGTTCATGCAGGTGGTTGATGTTATTGACGTGACCCCAACGGAAGCCCCCAATGAATCTTGAAAAGCTCACCACGCTGTCTATGGTGGAAATGCAAGCACTGCTTAAGGGTTTACCCTACATGTCTAAGCAGGAGAAGTTAGAGCTGTTTAATGACTTGGATGTACGCGAACGCCGCGCTCGTCTTGTGGCCGCAAAAACAAACATGTTGGGATTTGCCACAGCGGTGTACCCCGGGTTCAAGGTAGGGTCTCACCATAAAAAATTAGCACGCATCTTTACGGACGTGATTGAGGGGCGCAAGAAACGCGTCATCATCAACATCGCGCCGCGTATGGGCAAGTCAGAGTTTTCAAGCTACCTGTTCCCTGCTTACTTTTTAGGCAAGTACCCAGAGAAGAAAATCATTATGGGTACGCACACCGCAGGTTTGTCGGAAGACTTTGGCAGGCGCGTACGTAACCTGATCGAGACGGAGGAGTACCATGAGGTTTTTCCCAACACCTTGGTTGCTGACGATCAGAAGGCCGCTGGTAAATGGTCTACAAGCGCTGGCGGTCAGTATTATGCTGCTGGCGTGGGGGGTGCTCTGGCTGGACGTGGCGCTGATCTGTTTGTTATTGATGACCCTCATTCTGAACAGGACGTAAAGGCCAATAGCCGTCTGGCTTTTGACACGGCGTGGTCATGGTTCCAGACCGGGCCGCTTCAGCGACTGATGCCGGGTGGGGCGATCATTGTCATCATGACCCGTTGGTCGCTGCTTGACTTGACCGGACGCTTGATTGACTACCAGACCCAGAACCCCGACGCAGTTCCATGGGAGATCGTAGAACTCCCGGCCATCTTGAACGAAGACACGCCGGAAGAGAAGTCATTGTGGCCAGAGCAGTGGGCGCTTGAGGCGCTTAAGTCCACCAAGGCAAGTATTGAGCCGCGGTACTGGAACGCGCAGTACATGCAGCAACCGACATCTGAAACCAGCGCAATCGTGTCGCGCAAGATGTGGAGAATGTGGCCAAGCGACGACCCGCCCACCTGCGACTACGTGATCCAGAGCTGGGATACGGCGTTTGAAGTCAAGAACAACTCCGACTACAGCGCCTGCACAACGTGGGGCGTGTTCTACAACGAGGAAGAAGGGGACAAACCCCAGATCATCCTGCTCGATGCGTTCAAGGACAGGATGACATTCCCCGATCTGAAGGTATCCGCGCTCAAACACTGGAAAGAATGGGAGCCGGATGCGTTCATTGTGGAGAAGAAGGCGTCTGGTGCGCCGCTGATCCAAGAACTGCGGGCTATGGGCATCCCTGTACAGGAAACAAACCCTAGCCGGGGCAACGACAAGATGGTACGATTAAATGCGGTGTCCGATCTGTTCGCCTCTGGCATGGTGTGGGCACCAGATAAACGCTGGGCGCGAGAAGTAATTGAAGAAATGGCGGCTTTTCCTGTGGGAGAGCACGACGATTTTGTGGATACAACGACTCAGGCGCTTATGCGGTTCCGCCAAGGCGGATTTATCGCGCTGGACTCCGACGAGAAGGACGATCTGTACGGATACGCCCGCAAGGCTGCATACTATTAAGGAAAACCAATGGCAACAAACATAGACAAGGCGCTGTATCAACAGCCAATGGGTATTGACGAGGCAGCAATGGGCGAATCCCCGTTGGAGATTGAAATTGTGGACCCCGAAGAGGTCACAATTGGTATGGATGGCATGGAAATTACCCTGAAGCCCGGCGAAGAAGACGAAGAAGGCTTTGGCGACAACCTTGCTGAGTACATGGAGGACAACAAGATCAGTTCCATGGCCAGTGATCTGGCCCGGGACATCGAGAACGACAAATCCAGCCGCAAAGACTGGGAAAAATCGTACACAGAGGGGCTGAAACTGCTTGGTTTGCAGATGGAAGAGCGCACAGAGCCTTGGAATGGGGCTTGCGGCGTGTTCCACCCCATGATTACAGAGGCTGTTGTACGCTTTCAGGCTGAAACAATTACTGAAACCTTTCCCGCGCAAGGCCCCGTAAAAACCAAAATTATTGGAAAAGTGACCCCCGAAAACAAAGAAATTGCGGCAAACATCGAAGAGGACATGAATCACGAGTTGACCGACGTGATGAAAGAGTTTCGCCCAGAGCACGAGCGCATGCTGTGGAGCCTTCCGGCCACGGGTTCGGCGTTCAAGAAGGTGTATTTTGATCCGGGTCTGGGCCGTCAGGTGTCGATCTTTGTGCCTGCCGAGGACATGCTGCTCCCGTACGGGGCCACAGACATGGATACGTGCTACCGCGTCACGCACGTCATGCGCAAAACCAAGAACGAGATCGTTAAGCTGCAAGCCGCCGGGTTCTACCGTGACGTTGAGCTGGGAGAACCCAGTCGTGCGCAGACCGACATCCAGAAAGCCAAAGACAAAGAGACGGGTTTTAGTGACCTGAACGACGATCGGTTTACTTTGTACGAGTGCCACGCCGATCTGGACCTTGAAGGTTACGAAGACGTGGATGAAGATGGCGAGCCGACAGGTATTCTGCTACCGTACGTGGTCACGATGATTAAAGGCACAAACGACGTCCTGTCGATCCGCCGCAACTGGAAGGAAGATGATGATCTCAATCTTAAGCGCCAACACTTCGTCCACTACCAATACATCCCCGGATTTGGAGCCTACGGCTTCGGGCTGTTCCACCTCATTGGAGGCTTCGCCAAGTCGGCAACGTCTCTTATGCGTCAACTGGTCGACGCGGGAACTTTATCTAACCTCCCCGGAGGCCTTAAATCGCGTGGCCTTCGGATTAAGGGTGATGACACACCCATTGCACCGGGTGAGTTCCGAGACGTAGACGTCGCGTCGGGAAACATCCGCGACAGCATCCTGCCTCTTCCGTACAAGGAGCCATCAAGCGTCCTGTACACCTTGCTCCAAAACATTGTGGACGAGGGCCGTCGTTTTGCTGCAACAGCAGACATGAAGGTCAGCGACATGTCTGGCCAAGCCCCTGTCGGTACAACGCTCGCGTTGCTGGAGCGCCAACTTAAAGTCATGACGGCAGTTCAAGCCCGTGTGCACTTTGCTTTGAAGCAAGAGCTGCGTCTGCTCAAGGACATCATCCGCGACTACACCGACCCAGACTACACGTACGATCCTGAGTACGGCTCACGCAAAGCCAAGAAGGAAGACTACGATCTGGTTGACGTGATTCCTGTGAGCGACCCCAACGCGGCCACCATGAGCCAACGCGTGATCCAGTATCAGGCCGTGATCCAGATGGCGCAAATGGCCCCGGACATTTATGACTTGCCGCAGTTGCACCGCAACATGTTGGAGGTGCTGGGCATCAAGAACGCGGACAAGCTGGTGCCGATTGAAGAGGACATGAAGCCTGTGGACCCGGTGACGGAGAACCAAGGCATCCTGAAAGGAAAGCCAGTCAAAGCGTTCCTGCACCAAGACCACCAGTCCCACATTGCTGTGCACAGCGCGATGATGCAAGACCCGTCGATTGCAGCATTGATTGGCCAGAACCCCCAAGCGCCAAAGATTGGCGCGGCATTGCAAGCGCACATTGCTGAGCACGCCGGATACATGATGCGCCAGCAGATTGAAGCGCAGTTGGGCATGCCATTGCCGCCCGAAGACGAGAAGTTGCCGCCAGAAATCGAGATTGCGCTGTCCGCCATGATGGCGCAAGCCGCGCAACAAGTTGTACAACAAAACCAAGCGCAAGCGGCGCAACAGCAAGCACAGCAACAACAGCAAGACCCTGTGGTGCAGATGCAACAGGCTGAGTTGCAAATTAAGCAGCAGGAAGTGCAGATTAAACAGCAAGAAGCCCAGATGCGCATGCAACTGGAGCAAGCCAAGATGCAGATGGCCCAGCAAGAGTTGCAGCTTAAACAACAACAACTGCAAGTTAATGCTGCGTCTACGGCAGACAAACAAAAACTTGAAGAACAAAAAGTATCCGGCAATTTGCAGATCGAAGCCATGCGCATGGGTGCGCAGATTAATGAGAGCAAAGCCAAACAGCAATTCGATCAAGAGCAGACCGGCGTCAAGCTGGGGGCCGAGATTGCCAAGAACAAAGCGCAGAACGCTTTGCAAGCAGCCCAACTTTTAGCCAACGCCCAGAAAGGTAATACACCCAAATGATCCAAGACTTCGCACGCGTATTGCGCGAACAAATACGCACTGACATGAACAACTACGCCGATGACTTGGCTGGGGGCGCATGTCGTTCATTTGACGAGTATCAAAAACTCTGCGGGACCATTCAGGGTCTGGCCCTTGCAGAGCGTCATGTCCTTGACCTTGCAAAGAAAGTTGAAGAAGCCAATGAGTGAACTCGATCTGAGCCCCGGCTCGTTCGCATTACCCGAGACAATTCAAGCCACAGATGCCCCGGCCCCTGAGGCAACGATGGATGAAAAAGCTCGCCAACTGCCTGATCCAGCAGGATACAAACTGCTGTGTGCTGTGCCTGACGTTGAAGAACGATATTCAGGAACAACACTTGACCTTGTTAAACCTTCGGACGTCTTACGTCAGGAAGAGCACGCCACCACGGTGTTGTTCGTCTTGAAGCACGGCCCCGACGCGTACAAGGACACTGCCAAGTTCCCTAACGGGCCTTGGTGCCAACCCGGAGATTTCATCCTTGTCCGTACGTATTCCGGTACACGGGTAAAGATTTTCGGTAAGGAGTTCCGTCTCATCAACGACGACCAAGTTGATGCTGTTGTGCAAGACCCCCGTGGGATAACCCGCGCTTAAAGGAGTAGTTATGGAACCGTTCAAGTTTCCCGACGAAGTTGAAGGTAAAAACGTCAACGTTGAAATTGAAATCGAAGGCGAAGGCGAAATTGACGTTGAGATCGTTGACGATACGCCCGAGCAAGACCGTGGTCGTCAGCCCCTGAACAAATCAGTGGAAGACCCTTCGGACGAAGAAATTGAGAGCTACTCTGGCAAAGTCCAGCAGCGGATCAAAGAGCTGACACATGCGCGACATGACGAACGTCGCGTTAAAGAAGCCACGATGCGTGAAAAGCATGAGCTGGAACGTCTTGCACAGCAGTTGATTCACGAAAACAACCAGCTCAAACAAAGCGTCAATAATGGACAAGAAGCCTATAAGCAGACTGTAAGGTACAGC